CGCATCGCTGTCGTTTGAACTGAGATCAGTATAGGGGCAGAGTGGGGGTAGAGTCAGGGGCAGAGTGCCAGTTCAGAAGGTGGCACAAGGTGGGCTGTATGGGGTGCCTGGTGCCCTATACTCAGGTCACAAGCGAAGGAGGGGCGGGGTAGCCCTGATGACGAAAACGGTCGCCACGCCCCCTGCCATAAAATAATAAAAAATAAAAGTATAAAAAAAGGGGGCGATTGTGCCCCCTATCTTATGCTACCTGAAACCGACCGAAGTTAAAGTTAGCGTGAGAGAATACCTCACGGTTGATAAGTTTGAACATACCAAACTCATTGGTCAACACATAACCTTCGGCATCAATTCTCTCATAACCTTTATAGGGAGAACCCAGATAAGCAGCGGGTCCGTTGTTACGGCAGAGGAACAAACAATCGTCTTTGATTGACTTTACCAATGCCCACAAGCGCATCAGATTAGTGTCACAATCAAAATCTTCGGGGTTGATCTCTTCACCAGCACGGATGCAAGCGTTAATCTGTTGCTTGATCTTTGCCGCTTCCTTATCAGTCACGAACTGGCAGGTGGTTGCCATTTGGCGGGCAAACTTACACACTTCCTTGACATCAGCGAACGAAGTCTGTCCGTGTGCAATCCAGGCATCGGGTTTCACGAATAGAACAGAATCGGTAGATTCCAGGTTCACAGTGAGAGGGATTGCCCAACTATCACGAAGGTCATCGTTTGCCTCATAACGGGTGTGAGGTGCGATGATAATTTCTTGGGAAACTACCTCAGGGAACTGATACGTAATCAGGTTAGGATTGTACTCAGTGTCACCACCAAACCCGATAAAATCACCCTGAATGATGTCATTCACACGGGGCAGATGATCAAAGCACGAATGAAGAATGACTGCAACGTCGCCTTCATAATGCTGGTCAATCTCATCGTGAGAGTGTGCAATACGAATCTTCTTTTTGTTGAATACTGCTTTTGTACCAACGAAGAATGTACCAGTTGCAGGATCAATTCCCCACACGATTGCAGGAGAACCGTCCATCTTAACGCTCAGATGTCCAGCAGCAGTGAACCAATCCAGCACGGACAGATCACCTGTCAGGATGGTATCTTCGGGGTGCTCTTGGTGCTTGTTTTGCATCGGTCTTGTGTTGATGGAATCAGTATGGCACGAATCAAGGGGCAGCACAAGGGGGTGTGTGCCACTTGTCGGGGTGTCACCCCCCACCGTACACATACTCTACAATACCTGCCTCGTCAAGTCCTACGCTTTCGATGATAGTAACCTTAGCATTGTTGAACTCTTTTTGCACCTTTTCATCTTTCACACGTTCACCATTGCAGTCAGTAAAATACCCAAACTCTTCCATAAAGATCTGTTCACACTGAGGCATAGATTCAGCAGCGATAACTGCCATTCCGTCAGTGTAGTCGTAGAGGACTTCTTTCAGGATGTAGAGTTTCATCGGTCGGGTTGATTGCTGATGAACGTAGTATGGCACGAACAGGGAGGCAGCACAAGAGGTCTTGTGCCACCTATCCTACTGTCACACCAGAGTCAGAGTATCCAGGTTTGTGATGCTAACGGTGTGAAACTCTTGCAGAGTCTTGACACCTTCAATGTCAAAGAACAGGTCGATTGCTTCCACTTTACCACCGTATTGAAAGTGCAGCACGGTGTTAATCTTGGTACGCTCTTTGGCACTTACGACATCATCGTAACCCTGAACTTCGCCTGCTTTGTTGAAACGTGGTGCCACACGGGGAAGAACACTCACGAACAACACTTTCTCGAGCAGAATGTCAGGAGCATACATCAATCGTGCTGCCTCACCTACACTAGTGTTAGCGTAGTTTTTGATGTTTTTGTTGATGTTGCTGTTGAGTGCTTTGCCAAGAATCGCAACTTTAAGTTGACCATCACGAAACCCAGCAATGTCAATGTCAAAAGTACCTCCAAAACCGTCAACGGGCAGTTGGTATTCATACTGCCAATCATACTCTGCCCACGCAGGATTAGCATTCAGAACTTCATCTAGAAGAACTTTATGAAACTCATCAGTACGCTTGGAAGAACGAACGTTCTGGAAGGAAGTCTCGAGGAAGGTTTCCATTGGTTTGATTGAACTGAAGTTAGTATAGGGGGTGAGGGTGCCGTGTGGGGCACCCGATGTGCCAGTTCGTCAGGCGAACATGAACCCATCTTTGAATTCATACTCATTGTAAACAGGTGAAGTTCCTGCCTGTCCAACGAACTTATGAACGAACCAATTCCAGTTGCGTTGGAATACACATTCGCCCTTGATTCCATGCTCTTGAAGAATCGCATTCAGGCGGGATTTGGTGGTGTTGGACTGATGCCCACCATCAAAGATCTGCACGAAATCATCACCAATGGTGGCAATGTGGTTGCCGTAAAGAAACACTTTCGACTCGTTAGTTTCAGAATCGAATTGAACAGAAGTGTTGTCTTTTTGCCAGTTCTGATTGTTCAGAATGGCGGCGTTCATTTCACGTTCGATCTTACGCATGGGTTGAATCGCGTTGACAAAGGTAGTATGGACCAGATCGGGGGGCATTGCAACCCCCCTTGTGCCACTTCTTAGACTGTCACATCCTCGATTGTCCCTCAAAGTATCATAAACGAAACACTCCATTGTTTTCATGTCCATTCCATCTAGGATCTGCTGAGCATAATCAGCGATGAGTTCTTCGCGGTTGATTGTCATTTCAGAACGTGACGATAATCAATGGATTTGATGCACCAACCTGTGGCACATGTGATCTCTTCAACTAGATCATCTTCATCATCTGCTTCCCAAATCATACCAATCGTTTCATCGGTAATGTTAGAGAATTGATGCTCGGGAAAGTCATCATCCTCATCAAAATCAAACTCGATTGCGGTGACTTGAAACAACATCAGTAATCGTAATTTGCGTTCAGGTACTCATTGACATCGAACTTCTCACCTTCACGAAGTTCGGGAATGTCCAGGTCGAAAATCTCACCTGGCATGTCTTGAATCTCTTGCCAGAGTTCATCAAACATGGTTTGTCTCTCAGGAACGAATGTAATTTATCAGGGGGAAGATCGGATTTCAACCGATCTTGTGCCACTTGCTAAACCGTCACACCTCATTCATAACTTTAAGACGACGCATGATATCATAAATCTCCATATCATCCATATCGACTTCGTTCATATCAACGGGAGCGAATTCTTCGAGGTTAATATTACCATTTGCATAGATCGGAGCATAATACAACTCATCGCCATCTTCCTGACTCAAAGTATACACACAACCGTGATTGGTGGAAGTGAGAAAAATCATCGGAAATCTCAGGAACGAAACCAACATAACCCGCCACGTGGCAGATCACAACCCCTCTTGTGCCACTAGAAGAACTGGCATAAGACCCCTTGATCTGGGCACCGGTGCCGTGCTATCTTATAAGAAATCTAATGAGGGGAGAGGTATCCCTGCTGACGACAATACATCGCCACTCCTCCTACCATAAAATATTCATTCTCAATAAGAAACCCCTTATTGAGAATAAGAGGTCCTGTGGCAATATTTAAACTGGCACACTACCAGGATGGATCGAATTCTTTTACCCTAGACTTGACATCCTCACCAGGTTCGAGTTGCAATAACTCTCGCCAATTAATATCCTCCACATCTAGATCATCATAACACTCTATGTCTAATGTAACCGTAACTATGCGCTTTTGTGTAGGCATGATAGTTATGTGTAGTGTGTCGAGATTATATCATGCATAATGGCGATACGCAAGATCTTGATAATCCTGCCCGTCACGTGCATAATCCTCGTCGAGATCCTGTGTATAATACTCGTCGAGATCCGCGTAATCGTTGCCTGTGTATGTGTAGTCGAGATCGTAGTCGTCGTACATAAGCTCGTCGAGATTTGTGAACGCTTTCGTATTATACCATAAAACTCGACGAGATTCAATATAGTGTCTCGTCGAGATTCATACCAATATATATGCGGTCTCGTCGAGAATTATGTTCTTCTCGACACATAATCTCGTCTAGATTCTATCACGAACTTATAAGAATGTCAAGTGCTTATGAGTCTTGTGTGGGGTCTCGGAAAATTTTCGCGGGCGGCGGACTTGACAAACTGCGCTCCTTATGATACGCTCGCTAAGTCCACAAGACCTGACACCCTTTATAAGGTCTTATAAGGTCTTATAAGGTCTTATAATCATAATACCAGGAAGCATTTATAAGATTATAAGCACATAAAACAAGGTATTAAACACCCTATTCTCAACAATAAAACCTTATTGATTCTCAATTAATTACACCTTATTGAGAACTGTATAAACAATAACTATATGTTTTTTAATATATTTTTTAAATTAAATTAAGGTTAAATGGTATAAATCAATACCATTTACTTCGTTTTCTTCTCTACTGGTTTCTCTTCCTTATAAGGTACTTGTCCTGTCTCATTATACCGAATAATATCATACTTGAACTTACACTCTAATGGTTTCTCATTACACATTTTAAGTGTACGATTCACTGCCTGTTTATCAGTTACTGGTCCTGTCAATGCATATGCAGACAATGCAGACAATACACAATAAGCACCTACAAAGATTGGTTTCATTGAAAAAGAGGTATAATTTCGCTGTTCAGAAAACCGTTCTTCTGAATATGTTCTTCCCATAATGTAGCATCCTCAATGTTATAGAAAATTGCCGTTTGTTTTGCTTTCTTGTTGTCCTTCTTCAATTTGTAGTATACAACCTGGTATTTCATTTTTGTTCCAATGTCGAATTACACCTGCAATAATGAATAGATTAGTAATGAGATAAGTACTGAATATAACAGTACGTATAATAGCAATGAGATCTGATTCTTTGTCACATTTACTTGCCTTTTCTCCTAATGCTTTCGCCCACCATCTCCATACTGTTCTCTTCTGTTTCATATAATTGTAGTTGAATACTGATCAACACGATGTCCAACATAAGTTAATTCGCTCCATTGATTCGAATAACATAAGACTAATAGGCGATCATTCTTATGAAGAGAACATGCCTGAACGTTTTGAATGTCTTTGGGGCGGACGTTGGTTTCGATGGTGATATACTCTTTATCAACAAAATACACCCATCCTTCGACACCTTTGGTCCATGAAACATAATCATTCAGGCGTGGACTATACTTAGACATAAGCAAGTTCAAGAGGTGTGCGTTTAAGAATCATAGCAGAGTATGGTGTCGTTTGACTGATACTTACTTGATCACCGATTGTTTTGGAGTTGACAGGAGAGTGGAAGCACTTGGTTTTGAGATTGTAGAATCCCCAGATGCTACGAGTAGTCCCACCGCTATTGTAAACAAACCTGTAATGATTATGAATCCAGATTGCAACAACATTACGTTTAAATGGAACTTGTCTTTTGTCCTTTCCTTTGTCATATCAGTATCCTTCGGATCAACGAGTTCCCAACCAGTTGTACAGAGTTCTTCAATGCGATAGAGTCTTTCTTCCATAACGTTTATCTTTATCAGGTAGTAAATGCATCAATGATACCAGATTCATAATCATCCACAAGTTTGAACTTCTGTGCCTTGACGACATTGGGCATGATCAGATTCTGATAACTATCATCAAAACCATTCTCATCGGCAAGGAGTTGAAATGCTTCCGTATCGTTCTCGGCAATCAGTGATACAACACCACCATATTCGGAAGAAGGAAACGGAACCCAGTAGTCAACAATGTAAAGTGATTTCATTGGTATTTCTAAATTACTCCTTAATTTTAGATGAATGAGTGAGATTTGTCAATTGCCTTTGGAGTTCGATTTGAATTGGAACTAAGTGCGAAACGAAGAAGTGTTCATATTCATTTCCTGCAATGAGATTCGAAACATTCTCAATTTGCATGAGAGCAAAATGAATCTTAGTTTCGGTGTTCATACAAACTCCTGAATGTAATAATCAACAGTCACTTCTAGTTCTGCTGCTTTTTGTTCATAAAAATGATCAGTGTATTGCCTGGCAACTGCCCAGGCATCATGATTAAATTGCTCAACCTCAGAATGCTTCATAAAATCATCAAATGCATTCATAAATTGTTGAATGTCTTCGTCGTTCATTTGGCGTAGCGGCAATCAGGATGCGGTTGTGAAAGTTCGGCACATAGTTTATCATATGCCTTGAACAGTTGTTGATCACGTTTGATTAGAACACCATTCCACATTAGAATGGCAATCACACCAAGAAACCAATAAGAAGTTTTCATCAGCAGGCACCTGCCATCGGATTTCCAAGTTGGGGAAGATTGGAGTTATCACCCGTTTGATTGTAACCGTATGCCATGCGCTCACGAATATCCAGCAGCATCTCCACTTTGTTCAGAAACTTCTTGGACACTTGACCGTGAGGGGCAAAGGTGACTGCACGAAGAACCCAAGTTTCGGAAATATCACCGTAGGGGGTCTTGATGGGATAGAAGTCAACCACCATATTGCCATCCTTGCTGGTTAGTTGAGGCATTTGCATTGGGTGTGTCCCGATTACCTCTGTATTATAACCTCAGAAGGAGGGAACCACGTCGTACCGTAGTCCAGTTTCAGAAGTGTCCATTCGCTCGAAGACCGTATAAAGTTTATTATACAGTGCTGGCACACTGCCATATTCTCTGGCAATACGATTTTCATCTGCGTGTTCAAGATTTTGAAGTGCAGAGAGAATCACTCCCATCTCATGTACATTTAAATTAACTGTTGCTTCTGTAATTTTCATTATTCAATCCCAACTTACGTTTTGCAAATAAAAACTAGGCATAACCTCAGACCAGTTACCAAGTTCTCCAACCTGACCGATCTTATAGTCCCATTTATATTCATACTTATTATGACTGTCCCAGGTCATATAACCTTTCTCTTTATCAAATCGACCTTTGATCGTCAGACTGAATCGATTTGAAAAGATATTACGAGTGCGAAGTGCTCCACCCTTTTCACGGGTTTCAATCACCACACACAAATCCGTCATTGGATTACCCTCATACATCAAAGCACAAGACGTTTCATAACGAAATGGTTGATAATTTGTTGGTGACTGTTGTGCATAAACTGGTGCAGAGAACAAAAGTGCAGCAGCAAAAAGAAGTTTTTTCATCCAATTACACGATAACAAATAGTGGCATTACCCTTGCGGGGAGATTGAATATGTGCAAATGCAGCATAAGATAGATCTAGGTCTGCATGAGAATATGGACCACGATCATTGACTCTTACAATTACCTGTTTAAGATTGTCTTGATTCGTTACCCTAATTTTTGTGCCCATAGGAAGATAAGGATGAGCTGCAGTCCAACGATAAGCATCAAACCGTTCACCATTCGCGGTTGTTTGTCCATGGAAACCATCGCCAACACCGTAGTATGTAGCAATACCACAAGTCAAACCAGCGATCAATCCAATCATTGAAATTCTCCTGAATAAGTTTCAGAATTATTTTTCATTTCCCAAATGTAACGACTCAGTGCTTGAATAGAAGATGCAACATTACTGTCCAACTGTGAGACTTGATATTGCATTCTACCAAGTTGAAGATACAAATTCAGGCACATTCCTAGATTAAGAACAGTGCCAGCAACAAGGGCATATTTGATTACTTTGTTTTGTTGCTCGTTCATCATTTCAGTTCGATCCGATCAAAGATTAGCATACCCAGTTCAAAAAGTAAATCTTCATCCATATCTCCCATCGCATTGCGAATACCCTCTACCACAGCAGTCTGCATATACTCAGTGAATCCTTCATCTTCATAAATGTAATCAATGACTGCTGGTTTGAGAGCATCAGCAATCTTGGTGACAGAGGTAGTAGCAAGTTTCATGAATCAGTTCTCAGGATAGAGTTTCCAACCATCAGGGCGAATGCCCAGTTCTTCACAACGAACTTCATAGGCAATTCGTTGCAGAAGGCGAAGATCCATATCATTCACCGATTTGATGATCGTTCGGCGGATCTGAGCGTCCTGTGCAGTGTCGGTGACCATTGCGGTTCCCTTGATTACCTTGTAATTATAGCGCCACCATCAGGCGGTTCGGGAAGAACTGTGCCACTTTGGTAGGTGGCACATACTTCACATATGGAATCTGACTTAGAATATGCTCAGATACGGTCCAATGCCGTCGTAGGTATTCATAATATAAGGTTTCTTCTTGCTCTCTTGCCTCTATTTCGTGTGGTTGATGCCAATAGTCATAAAGTTCGACTGCTATTTTACCATAATGCATTCATCCGCAGTGAACCAACCACCCACTGCCTCAGGTGGACCAGTTCATGCAAAAGAGTTTTTATATACAACTCCTCATCCATATGAGTTTGAAGTTCAATCAGAAACTCACGAGGGCGATAAGATTCCCCCACATAATCACAGTATCCATAAACCTGCTCACGTTTCAATCCACGGTGCAGAATCTCTACTTCAATCTTATGGCGTGGTAAAAACTTATTCAGAAACCAAGTGGTAACATCCTTACAGAGGAGTTTAGAATAACCATATCCAGACATTTCAAGGTAATGCATTGACCCCAGTGAAGAAACCAAATGAACGAAGAAATGAAGATCAATTTATCAGTTGTCGTCATCATGATCAGTGAATTGCATCAGTGCATAATTAACAAACACAGCGCCAATGGCAGCGATGAACCACCAGAAGAAAATAGAAGAGATCATTTTTCTATGTCATCAAGATGATTGAACCAAGGAGAAAACAGTGCTAGTGCTACCCAAGCAACACCAGCAGAAATAATCAGGAAGTATATCATTTTGCGTACAAATAACCACCTGCCCAATCTGCTTTCTCAAACAACCATTCACGTTGCTCAATGATACGAAGATCATAGCGAACACCTTTGGCAGGTGCTTTCCAAGATGCAGACTTGTAAACCTCACCAGTCTTCTTATCAATGAAGCAATGGACAGAGCGAGCACCACTGGAATCAATCATAATGACCTTGTGATACTTCTTACCAGACTCGAAGATGTAGTCATAACCATCAGGAGCACCGCCACGCAGAGCATCACAGAACATCCAAGTCCACTTAACAACATTCAGTTGAATGGTGTTCTTGGCATCACGCTCGGCACAGAAGGCGCTGAACTCTTTGTTGAGGGTAGGCATCGGTTGG